TTGAAGGAGGAGAAGGGAGGCCTCTTTGACCCGGTCGCAACTGGAGGCTTGAGTTGCTCCAAGTGGGGATTCATCAAGTTGACCGAGCCAATCCCCAATCCCATCTTCGTGGGTTCGAATCATCGCCCTGGACCGATCCCTTCTCTTCTTGGAATGAAGATGAAGGAGTTTGAGTCAGTCATGAATGGAGAGACGAAGCTCCACGGTAAGACTGGTGGTGAGGCAGTTCTTGAAGCCCTGAAGAAGGTTGACGTCAAGGCCGAGATTAAGACGCTCAAGGAGCGTCTCCCGATTCTCACTGGAGCGGACCTCGACAGAGCGAACAAGAAGATGAAGTACCTTCTTGCAGTCGACGAAGCAGGACTGAAACCGCACGAAGCGTACATCATGAAGTACGTTCCTGTGCTCCCTCCAGCTTTCCGACCAGCAACAGTAACTCCAAAGGGAGATCTTCAAACATCTTCTTTGAACGGTCTGTACAAGAACATTGCGATTCTGAATAACAAGCTTGTGGAGGCCGACCCGAAGGTATTCCCAGAGCAAGTCAGAATGCCTCTGCGCTCACAGTTGTACGAGAGTGTGAAGGCACTTCAATCAGTGGGAGGTTCTGTCGGTTATGACATGGACTCTCCTGCAGGTGCCAAACGCGCCTTGAAGGGCATCCTCGACATCATCGGTGGCGGCGATGGAGAGCAACCGAAGGATGCGTATTTCCAATCCAGACTCGTGAAGAGGCGTCAGAACCTCTCAATTCGCTCAACGATTGTTCCAGAGCCTCGTCTTGGGATTGATGAGGTCGGCATCCCGAAGGGTGCCGCAATGGAGTTGTACAAGCCCTTCGTTGTTGCTGAACTCGGAAAGACAGGCTTCAAGCCTCTCGAAGCTCAGCAGGAGATGCGTAAAGGTTCTAAGTCTGCGTTCGACGCTCTTGAGCGTGTTGTACGAGACCGTCCTCTTCTCTTGAAGCGAGACCCGGCTCTCCACAAGTTCTCTGTCATGGCTTTCACACCAAAGCTCATTGAGGGAAAGGCAATTCAGATTCACCCTCTCGTGACTGGTGGGTACAACGCCGACTTCGACGGGGACTCTATCGACTTGGACACCCCGATTCCGCTCCGTTTCAGTGGCGCAGTTCAGCAAGTCACTGGTCGAAGACTGATCGAAGTTCTCGGTGCAGGCGATGGGAATTGGGTCTCTGCTGTCAAGAACATCGAAGCCTACACCTACAACGGCTGGCGTCCGATCAAGAACATCTCGTTCCACAAGGTCGAGAATAAGAAGAAGTTCCGAGTCACTCTCAAGAATGGTCTCTCGTTCATTGCTTCGGAAGACCATTCACTGATGGTCGGGCGTAGGGAAATGAAGCCCGGTGATATGAAGATTGGAACTGAACTCGATCATCAGCGCATCGAACCCTCGTTCTCTAGTGAGACGTACTCTTACGAAAATGGTGTCATCTTCGGTAACTTCCTTGGTGACGGATCAGCAGAAGTTCGTCCACCTCCTCAAGGAGGTGGACGAATCTCGATCGCCTGCAAGCCTGTTATTGAGCGTGAGTACCTCATCGGTCTGTGGAAGAGAGAGTTCAACGTCCACGTCACCGATTCTCACCACGGTTATTTTCAGATCTCGGATGTGGGTCTGGCGAGGCAGTTCCTTGCGTTCTGTGGTCGTTACTGCACAGGCAAGGCAGTGATGGGCCCGCTCATGTATAGGGGCGAGGAATTTTTGAAGGGTATGCTCGCTGGGTATATTCAATCGGACGGATCTGTCGAAGTGACTCGTTCTGGAAGTTGGCTTGTTCGAACGTGGTCAAAGAGTAAAACCTTGAGAGATGATATGGCTCTGATTGCGAATATGCTTGGACTGCCTTTCTCTGTCCGAGACAGGGACCATGCTTGCGGACCTTGCTACATTCTGTCGTTTGGTAAAGAAGCCATTAAACTTCTCGACTACCGGATCCCCGGCAAGAAAGGAGATCTGTTGCGTCAGGCTCGTGAGGAGTATGAGACCATGCGCAAGGATTCTCGTTCATCACAAAGCGCACGCGGTTTTGAAGTCAAGACCATCGAAGAAGTGCCGTATGACGATCGGATGATCGACATCGAAGTTGATGACGAGAGCCATGTTTTTGCCGTATTTGGCGGTGTCATCGTCCACAATACAATGGCAGGTACTGTTCCTCTGACAAGAGAAGCTGTCGAGGAAGCAAAGAAGATGTTCCCATCGAAGAACCTCTTCTCTCCCACTACTGGTGCAGTCATGTATGCACCGACGCAAGATTCAATGCTCGGTCTGCACCTCATCTCGCGATGGGGCGAGAAAACCTCTAAGTCGTTCCAGACACCTCTGGAGCTCAACAAGGCAGTCGACCGAGGAGAGGTGAAGCCTACCGACGTCGTGAAGATTGGTGGGAAGGAGACTACCTTCGGTCGTCTTCTGCTTGAGTCGAGGATGCCTCGCGACTTCCATCTGAACAAGGACATTCTCCACAATCCGCTCTGGACTATCGATAAGAAGTCTCTGAACTCTCAAATCATCACGCCCCTCGCAAAGAATCACACAAGAGACTTCGCTTCAGTAGTCGACCAACTCAAAGACCTCGGCAATGAGTGGGCGTACAAGCTCGGTTTCTCTTTTGGACTCAAGGACCTTGCCACCCTTCCTCAGCGCCACAAGATTCTCGGTGATGCGCAGAAGCAAGTGACTGCAATCAAGAACACAGTCAAAGACAAAGATGAACAGAACAAACGCATCATCGACATCTACCAAAAGGCGACCGAACAGTTGGAGCACGCCGCAAAGTTGCCTGCTGGCCAGAATCGACTTGCAGACATGGTCGTGTCAGGAGCACGTGGAAAGGCAGAGCAACTTCGCCAGATGATTGCTGCCCCGATGCTTGTTCAAGACTCTCAAAACAACATCATCCCAACCCCCATTCTCAAGAACTACGCAGAGGGTCTGGACATCGGTGACTACTGGCTCGCCCAGCATGGAGCTCGAAAAGGAACGCTGCAGCGTGTTCTTGGAACGTCTGAGCCTGGTGTTGTCTCCAAGGACATCATCAACTCAACGATTGCTACGATTGTTTCATCTCCAGACTGTAAGACGAGCCATGGAGTTCTGATGGATGTTGTCCACAAAGACATCCATGACCGATTCCTCTCGAAGTCTTATCGTTTGAAGGAAGGAGATGAAATCAAAGCTGGAACACTTGTCACGCCAGAAGTCGTCAACCGACTCAAGAACTCAAAGATCGACAAGGTCTTGGTGCGTTCTCCACTGAAGTGCCAGCACGGAGAAGGAATCTGTGCGAAGTGCTTCGGATTGAATGAGAGTGGGAAACTCCACGATGTCGGAACGAACATCGGTGTTCTCGCTGGACAGGCGCTCTCGGAGCCTGCAGTTCAGATGGCGATGGACGCGTTCCACACTGGTGGTGTTGCTACTGGTCGAGGAGCAATGTCAGTAGACCGGTTGACTCGGCTTCGTAACGCTCTCAACATGCCAGCGAAGTTGAAGAACTCGGCCACTCTTGCTCGCACTTCTGGGAAGATTACGAACATCAAGAGGGACAGTGTTGGTGGCGTCGATATTTTCATCGGAGACGAGCGCCACTTCGTTCCAAAGGACTTGGTGAATACAGACCTGAAGGTTGGGGATGAGGTGAAGAAAGGAACACCAGTCTCTCACGGATTCATCAATCCTCATCACCTCCTACCACTCACAGACATGCACACCGTCCAAAACCATCTCACAAATGAGATGTATGGTGGTCTGTACGAGAAGGAAGGAGTTAGAAAGAGGAACGTTGAGGTAGTGGTTCGAGCTTTGACGAATCTCACAAAGGTAAAGGACCCAGGAACAAGTGATTTCCTCCACGGCGACATCGTCCCAACCTCTATCGTGGATGAACACAACAGAGGTCTTCCAAAGGACAAGCGCCCAATTACTCACGAACCTATCCTGAAGAGCATCTCTCAGTTGCCGCTGACCGGAACGTCAGACTGGATGGCACGTCTCAACTATCGTGAGCTCCACAGTACTCTGCAACAGGCGGCATCTCAGGGATGGAAGTCAGACATCCACGGAAAACACCCAATCCCAGGTGTCGCGTTTGGTGCAGAGTTCGGGAAGGGCCATCCTTCAAAGCCAAAGGGCCACTACTAATGATCTCCTTTGAGTCTTTCTCTGATGAGCTAGTAAAGATTGCTTTTGGTGCTGATCAGGCCTCTAAGGTTTTGTCTCTTGCCAAGAGAATTCAGCTTCCAAAAGCGTCTGCACGAGTACAGCCATTCCTCTCTGCCTCCCCAAATAAAAGTCGACTCGTTGGTGACGCCGTTAGAAGTGCCAACTTGATTTCTCCGGGTGCAGGTGAGCACGTTCGATCGGCAGTAGAGAGCCAGCCCGTCTCGAAGCTCGTCAGAGACCGACCCGCTATTTTTCCGGGCAGTGGTTCTATTCAAAAGCAAATGCACAGCTCAACTCTCGGAGGACTCGGCAATGCTCCGAAGGTCCCTGCGGACCAAAGAAAGATGCTTCATGCAGTTGTTAAAGGTCACGAACTTGACGAATCTTCCGTTCGTGGACGAATTGGAGCCGCCCATTACGGTCATAGAAGCCCAGATGTTATTTTTCGGGAGCACAATCGTCTAGCGACCCTCCCTCCCGGAAATGAGGCAGTTAGGGCTCATATGAAGCACTATAGAGAGGGTATTGGTGAAGCGTCACTAATGCCCGCTCGAATTCCATATGGGTCGGGTACTCGTCTCTCAAGACACGCAAGGAGAAGACTGACGGACCTCCAAGAACAAAAAACCATTAAACAGTATAACTCTCCTTGAGGAGGCACGATGGCTGTCACTCACCAAGGAACAAGCCCTGCATTCATTGAGTCTGGAAGAGTGCTTGATGTAGACATCAGCTCTTTCACACTCTCTGTTACGACTCAGTTCTCGAAGAAACCACAAACTGGAATTACGTGGTCCACTCCTTACCTTCACTTTGTAAACGGTGAGGGAATCCACTTCATGCCGGAAGTAGGGAGCCTCTGTTGGATTTGCTTTCCATCTGACGGCAATCGTCCTTTTGTACTGGGATGGGCTGCTGCTGCAGAGGAAGGCAATTTCAGATCTCGCAGACCAGACTTGAATCCAGGTGACATCTACCTCGGTACGAGGGATGAGAATTTTCTGATTCTTCGAAGGGGCGGTGTGGTCCAGATTGGAGGAGGTCCTCTCAGTCAAAGACTCTTCTTGCCCGTAACAAACACCATCAAAGACTTCTGCGAGAACTACTCTCTGCAGACGATTGGTGGCGAACTCGATTGGACTGTTCAAAGGTCCGAAACCGATACAGACGGAAGTAGGCCAACGACTCTGAGGATTCTGGCAAGAGAGAAGGCCTCAGATGAGAAGCCTCTTGCTGAACTTCAAGTAGGTTCCCATGGGAGCGGTCAAAAGACTATCCTGAGTCTCGTTATCAAAGAGTCCGGATCTTCCGGGGCCGCCCGGAAGATCTCTTTGACTTTGAGTAAGGATGGAGACGTAAGCTGGACGGTGGAGAAAGATGTTCTTTGGACGGTGAAGGGAAAGTTCACCATCGATGCCCAGCAAGATGTCTTGGTGAAGAGTGCCTCAAAGGTTACAATTTCTGGTGGGAGTACGGTTGAAGTCTCGGGGCAATCCGGTGTAACCATCCAGGCTCTTACTGGAATGGTGACCATTAAAGGTGCTCCAACTGTTCAAATGGGGTCAACAGTCTTGGTTGGAAACTCGCCTCAGCCAGTCGCACTCGCCATCCCACTTTTGACGTGGCTGAGTACCCATATCCACGGCATTGCCCCAAACCCAGCTTTGATTGTACCAGGCCCTCCGCAACCGACAACTCCGCCTCTTGTGCCGCCTCCGGCACCTGCAATGACTTCAACAACCCTTCTGGCAAGTCCCGCTTGAGGAGAACACATGCGTTCACTGTTCCTACGTCCAGCCACCACTGAAGAGTCCCAGACCAAAGAAGCGGGATTCACTCATCGTCTTTCTGAGACACCAGACAACTGGGGCCAGGAGATCGGCAGTGAGCTCCACCGCCAGTATCCGTTCCTGTCTGACTACGAGGTCAACGTCTCCCTCGACAAGGTCGACCAGGGACGGGGCTTTGCTTTTGGGTACGCTGACGTTGCCAACAGAACAGAGCGTCCAGAAGTGGAGCACGAGGAAGCTGGGATTCCTCACATCCGAATTCCTCTCGTAGCTGAAGAGCGTCAGGTACGCCCATTCTCCGTCTTTCTTGATGGAGAACGCGTGCTTCCTCTCGGTGAAGAGCGCATTCGTGAGACCCTCTTCAACCCCGCAATGTTCGACCTCTCTACTTCGGTTCCAAGGGACCCAAGTCTTGTCGAACCTCTGATGCCTCCACAGCGTTCTGGCATTGGAATGGGTGGCGAGTACAAAATGGCAATGGCGATGGACTGCGGCCCAGCTCCAATTGCTTCTCCAAATCTCGATTATCGAGATGAGTGGATCAAGAAGTACGTCGGCACCTCTCTGTTCGAACGAGCTCTCGAACTTCAGAAGCAGTTCTTGGCTCTGGACCAGGAAGACCTCTCGCAGCGTGAGATGGAACAGACTATCGAGGAGTCCTCTGGTCGTGCCTCGCAGAGAATGGCCAAGAATCTCCAGCGGGATGCCCTGCATTTGGAGAAGAGGAATCTAGACGTAGAGCTCTTGGCTGCTCAAGCTGGTGTTCAGATGGCCGCTGCCCCTTCCCCGCATGAGCAGGGATTGGATGCAGCAGCTCAAGAGGGAGCAATGGAGGAGGCTCCCAAGGCCGCGAAGGATAAGCCAAAAGAGAAGAAAGCCTTCAAGCACATCTCCAAGGAACAGTGGCAGGCCATCTACAGCAGCGACAAGATTCAAAAGATGATTCAGAAGCACATGACTCATGATCACCCTGAAGTCATCAATGAGGTCTACGCAATCGCCGCCAATCAGTTCGGATACCACCCGAAGGTATACCCACCTTCTCCTGGTCAACAGGCCCAGAAGGCGACTGCCCAAGCACAGAAGCCCGGTGCGCAGGCCCAACCTCAGAAGCCAGCTGCCGGAGTGAAGACAGCGTCACTTCTTCAGGCAATCGCGCCGACTCTTAGAGAATCGGATAGGGACGCTTTTGTTGAGAAGGTGGCAGCCGATCCTTTCTTGAGGGCGGGGTTCCGGAAGTCCGGTATTGCGGCAACTCTTGTTGAGGTGATGGACACAAAGCTCGCCTCCGCAAATGACCGTCTCCAGACTTTGGCTGACTCGATTGAGCCATCTGTCGTCACGTTCCAGAAGCTCCCAGGTGGGGCTTTCATGGTGAAGTCTGCTAACGTTCAGGCCTTCGCAGGTGGTCCTCAAGCTCAGGGCCAGGTTGTTCCTTTCGAGGAAGTGGCGGAGGCAATCGGAGCCCCAGTCGCGAAGGCAATGCAACCCGGTCAGACAGCGACCGCAGTCTCGGATCCTGTAGAGCTCAGTACTGAAGAGGCTGCTGACGTTTCTTCTGTTTCTGAGTTTGGCCGCTACAAGGTCCAGACCACTGGTGGAAAGACGATGGAAGGATGGGTCTTCCCAGAAACGTTTGCCTGGGACGAGTCGTTCTCACCTCAGAAGACTGGCCTGTTTGTTGGAGAAAAGGGTCACGCCATCCAGCAGGACATCGTTGGAGAGAAGGTCGAGTCAGAGGATGTGTCTCCGCCTGTCGACATTCCAAAGGGTCTTGGTGTGTTCCGTTCTTCCGATGGAACGCAGGCCTCTGCTCCCATCGAAGTCAAGTTTGGAATGAATGGGTCCGACGGAGTTCCGCGCTATATTGGAGTCGATTCCTTCGGAAACGAAGTGAAGGTCTCCATCATTCCAGGCCTCAAGACTCCTCAGAAGATTGCAGAAGATGAGTACGCACTCCCACATGGTTGGGGATTCACTCGTCTCAACTCCAAAGTCTCTCTCGCAGAAAAAGGAGAGTCTGTGGGTTCTTCCAAGAAGGTGAACAGAGAGAAGACCTCTGCTGTTCTCTTCTACAACGGTGCATTCAACATCGTTGGTGGTTGTGGTCTCGACAAGGTTGCCGCTGACTTGAGGTACAGTCTCGATGCTGTGAGTGCTGAGTTCATGCTCGGTCTTCTTGGCGTCGATGGTGTGACCGCAAAGCAGAAGGTTGCCGAGGCTCGGAGGACTGGCTCGGTCAAGCTTGCTGGGTTGAAGACCATTGTCCCATTGGCTGAGAGGTTCCAGGAGTCTGTGAAGACAGCCTCCAGCCTCCTCTCCAAGCTCCCTGACTTGAGGAAGGACCTCATCAAGGAAGCTGCCCAGATGGAAGACCAGGGTACAGTTGATAAAGTCTTGGCCCTGAACTTCATCAATCCAGAGAATCTTTCGACCTTCATCGAGTTCTTGCCAGAGCTTGAACAGTGCTCTGAGAAGATGGCTGAGATGGTCCTTGCGGGCTACCTTGGGATGAAGGAGATCCCGATCGGAGCTGTAGAGCGTTCAATGAAGAACATGGAAGAGGTTATCCTCTCGTTGAAGGCTCTTCAGTACTCGCAGGAGTGATCAATGTCAGAAACAAAAGAAGCGTTCAAAAGGTCTCTGAAGGGCGCTTTTACTCATGCCAAGAGAGTCCTCAAGACGAATAACGAACTTCGTCGAGGACTTGTTGGAGCCGGTATCGGGGCCGCTGCTGGTGGGACTTCTGCATACGCAGGTGTGAGGTCTATCAGAAAATCAGAGCACTTCAAAAAGCTGCCTGAAAAAAAGAAGAAGAAAATACTCAAAAACCAGAGACGCGCAGTGATTAGTGCCGCCGCAACCGGAGGTATCCTCGGCCATGGTATTGGCTCTTTCTCTGGTATGGATAAAGATCTCACAAGAAGCAGCATCAAGATGAGAAGGAAGTGGAGAGCAGACGATTTCAGGTACGAAAAAAGAAGAGCAGAGACTCAGGCAAAGTGGAAATCTCACCAAGAGAAGAGTGACAAAGATTGGGAAGACTTCAAAAGTCGTTGGCAGGATTTTGGTAAGGAATGGGCAGACACCGAACGGAAGAGTCGGGAAGCTCGGCAGAACTATCAAAATCAACGTGGCTCCTCGAATGCCGGAGGGTACGCTCCTCCTCCAAAGCCTCCTCAGAACGTCAGGACCCCCGATTGGTTGAAAGACGTTAAAACGAAGGCAGATGCAAAGAAGAAATATCGCGAGCAGGCTGCAAAGCATCACCCAGATAGGGGTGGAAATACCAAAGACATGCAAGACATCAATAATGCATGGGAAGCGTTCAAGAAGAGCTCAGATTTCAATAAGCTCGGAATGCGTCTCCCCTCTTTCTTTCAAGAGCTTCTTCAGATCTCGAACCTGTCATGAAACATCCAGCACACCACTTCATCAAGTACTTGATGGTGAAGGACGAGAACATCAAGACTCCAGAGATTTTGAAGAATCTGGAGGATTGGGGATTTCTCACTCCTGAGACGGTGTACCTCGATTTCTTGAAGCAAGAGTTGAAGGACGAGCCTCCTGGGTTTGATTACACAAACCGAGCTCACCGTCCTTCGATGAACTTCCTTCGAAAACACGGTATCTTCGAGTTCTTCCACCCGACCGATGGTGTACGACAAGCGTGGAAGATTCTGAGCGACCCTCTCGTTCGTCTGAATGTCGAGCAAGCTCTTCTCGCACGACTCGATCGAAAAGCCATCGCTCTTCGCTTGAACAAGAAACACGGATGGCACCTCTCAGCAGAGGGCATGGGTGCCTTCCATGACATGTTCTGGAATGTCGACCTTCTGACGTGGGATGAGTGGGGTCGCTTCTTGTATGGAAGGTCAGGCATGTACGAACGGTACATGTCGATGCTCCAAGCAACACCAGAGCTCGCAATGTTTCACCTGCAGCTCCAACAGGCAATCGACTCAAAGACGATGATTCAGAGGACGCAGGAGATTGCCTACTTCACCATTGAAGAGGTCAGTAGGAAGCCTGGAACTGGGCCGGACAAGGTCAAGGCTATCGGCGTCCTTGGGAAGACCATCGTTGACTGTCACGAAGCCCTCTCAACTTCGGACATGGCTCTGAAGGACATCTTGAAGAACTTCGAGCGATTCCGAATGGAGCACCCTCAGATCCCTCCCCCCGACATCAAGATGCTCGCTCCTGGTGGAAACTTTACGGGAAGTGGTGTCGAAGAGAAGCAAACCGAAAAGTGACCTATGCCATTCAAGAGTAAGGCACAGCCATCCATAATTAGAAAGTGCAAATACTGTGATCGACCTGCACTGAGAAACATCATCAATGGTCGCAATAAAGGATGGTTGAGGACTTGTGGGAGGGAAGAATGCCTGACAAACCAGTATAGAATTGCTGAAGTCAGTGCTTTGAAGACGCGTCCTGTTGTTCATAGCCAACCGTGCCAAATCTGCAAAGCACCCTTCATTAGAAGTAGTGGAAGACAAATTTGGTGCAAGACGTGTATTCCGTCTCAAAAGTGGCGCAATGTTTTTAGAAGATACGGAATCAGTAAACCTCAGTGGATCGAAATACTGGGAGAACAAGGAGGACATTGTGCTCTTTGTTTGAACGAAGCTAAAGTTACAGACCATGACCACAAGACTGGAAAACTTAGAGGTCTACTATGTCCTTCTTGTAACTTGCTTCTTGCTGGACTTGATGCGGATCCGACCTGGTTCGCCCGAGCAACCAAATACATAGGAAATCGCTAATGCCTTTTCGTTCCCGCTCGCAGCAACGGTTCATGTTCGCAACCCACCCACGCATGGCAAAGCGATGGGCAGATGAGACTCCAAACATGAAAAAGCTCCCCGAGAAGGTCAAGAAGGCTTCTCCAGAAGAGAAGAAGGTTTCAAAGATTCAACGGATGAGGGATCCAGTTTCGAAGCGTCTCTACTCGGTCTATCGCTATAGTGACGGGTCTTCCTTTAATCCTCAGAACAGGCAAACAGACAAGATCGAAGGTGGACTCGCTGACCATATGAAGTCCTCTGACTTTCCAAAGAAGGAGTTGATGGCAGGTCAGAAGGTGGAGAAGGAGCACACCAAAGACCCCTCAATTGCAAAAGAGATTGCAAAAGACCACCTTGCAGAAGATTCTGACTACTACAAGAAGTTGAAGAAGATGGAGAAGTCGGCATTCTCGAAGATGGCTGGGTCGTTGAAGAAGAAGATGACAAGGAAGTACTGCTAAGGAGCCACTCAATGTGGTCTGAGAGAACGTCAGAAGGTGTAGTTTCTGAGAAGGCCTCTTCCGAATTGGATACGTTGAAGAAGGAGTTGTCTCCTATTGTCGTCAAGGAAGCAGACTCTGGAGTCAAGGGGTTCGACCAAATTGATTTCCAACCAGTCATGAGCCCATCGAACTACGAGGCTGAGTTTGCCTCGAAGGAAGATGACCTCATTTTCCACATCTGGCCTTGGAAGTTTCATGAGGCAGACAGGGCCGGAAAAGTACGTCCTCGCTTCGTGAAGCACTTCGATCGACTTCTCGACAAGGCATTCAGCAAGGTCTTCTTCTCGAAGTGGGAGTACTCGTTTGACGAAGACATGGGCTCTTTCTTCGTCAAGGCGAGAGGGTTTGGTTCAGGTCAGTTTGCGCGTGAGAATGCGATTGAAGCACTGGAGACTCTGCACTCGGTAATGACCAACGAGGTGTAGCCATGTTGAGAGAGAAGGATTGCCGTTCCCCAAGCCTCACAACGACTGGAATGACCTTGGAAGAGCTCATCAAAGCCCGGAACCCGTCTCTCGATGCAGGTGAGATTACCGATTTCCTGAACATCATTCGGGCAAGAATCGAGCACGTCCGTCAGGTAATCTCTGAGAACGAAGGCGACGCTGCGGTAATGGGAGAGAAGTGGGAGGCTTTTCGAAAAGCCTACGAGCGAGACCGAATGCAGGAGCTTGGTCTCTGAGAGTTAAAAAATGGGCCTAACTTCAGGCCCATCGTACTACTCGAAGTACTCAGCATTCGTAAGTTCGTCAAAGTCTTGCCGAAGGGCGGAGACGGATGCGGTGACCTCGTCCAGTCTCTTCTTCATCTCGCTGAACTGACTCCTGAGATTGTTGAACTGGCAGATTGCTGAGATTGGATTGACATCCAGACAAGACGGACACACTGCGCAGGGTCTCTTGGCGAGAGCCCAATCTGTCATCCGGATGTAGACTTGTCGGTCACATACGACACATGGAACAACGACATCAGTCGTTGAGGAATCTTTTGCAATAGGCTTTTCTGTGGATGTATTCATTCCCGTTTGGACCCGGAAGAACAAGCCCGTTCTTCCTGATTGCCTCGAAGTGCTCCTCAGAACCGTACCCCTTGTTCGCGTCCCATCGATACTCTGGGAACTTCTTCGAGAGTTGATTCATCAGTCTGTCTCTCCACACCTTTGCGATGATGGAGGCGGCAGACACTACTTTGTGATTGAGGTCTGCCTTCGGTTCCACAATCTGCTTTCCGGTCCAACTCTTTACGGGCTTGTTCCCATCCACGATGAGAGTTGTCGGACGTACAACGAGTTCTTCAATAGCTCTCTGGTACGTCAACTGAAGAGCTACGGACACACCCATCGTGTCGATTTCTTCTGGCATGGCGTGACCGATACCGATGTCAGAAGCTGCAGCACAGATGGGTTCATACAGAGCCTCCAGAGAGCTATGACTTAGCTTCTTCGAGTCTGTTACTCCGGGAGGTAAGAAGGTGAAGTCTTTCTGCCGAAACACAGCAACTACTGCAATGAAGGGTCCTGCAAGGGAGCCGTACCCAACTTCATCCAACCCTCCCTGAATCTCTTGTTCGTGCATGAAAGTTTTCCCCTCTGACTTCTTATGCCAGCGGATGCTCATTTCTTGGCAGACCCCTTTTCCTTTTGATGATGATAGAGGTCGTAAGCGTCTTTCCCTCTGATTCGACCTTTCCTTGAGGGACAGCGTCATTTTTTGCGGCATACTGTTGGTAGAGGTTCCACACCAACATCATACGTTTCCCAGTGACGTTTTCCCCGAATCGGAACTTCACGATGTACACCAAAGGATTTACACTCTGTGTACATTCGATCTGGACCGGAGTATCAATAGCTCCAGATAGGGAGTTTGCGAAGCCCGGAAGCCAGGCGAGCGGTGGAGGTAGTTCACTCATGGAGCTAGAATGACTGTCGTCTCAAGCGAAGAGTACTTCAGAAACAACGCCAACGTCGTCATTTCTGAGAGCGGAGAGCCTGAGCTCAAGGAAGAGTGGGACTACGAAAAGGAAGTGTACGAAGGCTTCCTAGATGAGGATGAGCTCGCGCTCAAGCAATCGACCCTTCTCTCAGTAACCCCGTCTCAGTTCGTAGAGTTTGCCGTCAAAGTTCCGGACAAGAAGTCCCAGAAGTTCTTGCCCTTCTCGTTCGAGGGCCGCAGGTATCTTCGACTTCCTTACGACACCCCATCCAAGCGTACTCTCTACAAGTGCGGTCGTCAGGTCGAGAAGTCTACCCTGCTCGGTAACAAGACTCTCTCCTACTGTTGCATCATCAACGCGTTCAATGTTTTGTATGTGTCTCCCACCAACCAGCAAACAAAGACCTTCTCACAGGACCGTCTGAAGGAGCCCATCGAGACCTCAGACGTACTGAAGGCCTGGACGACGTCGAAGCTCAGCGACAACGTCTTCCAGAAGAAGTTCATCAATCGAAGCCAAGTGACTCTCAGGTACGCGTACCACAACGCAGATAGAACGCGTGGTATCCCAGCTGACATGGTCCTGCTTGACGAGCTGCAGGACATCATCACAGAGAACATCCCGGTCATTGAACAGTGTGCATCTCACTCTCCGTTCAAGATCTTCATCTACTCTGGAACACCGAAGTCCTTCGATAACTCGATTGAGTACTACTGGACGAAGTACTCAACCCAGAATGAGTGGGTTGTTCCTTGCGACCACCATGGAGTCCCATCAGACCCTTCCACTTGGTATTGGAACATTCTTGGAGAGCAGAACATCGGGAAGAAGGGTCTTATCTGTGCCAAGTGCGGTGAAATCATCCACCCAATGCGGAATGAGTCTCGTTGGGCAATGATGAACGCCTCAGTCAAAGAGAAGCTCACTGAGCCGTACGAAGGGTTCAGAATCCCACAGTTGATGGTTCCTTGGTTGAAGTGGAGTGAGATTCTCGACTCCTACACAACCTACTCTCAACCAAAGTTCTTCAATGAGGTTCTCGGAGAAGCCTGCGACTCCGGTTTGAGGCCCCTTACTCGACAAGATGTGATGGACAACTGTGACCCAGAGCTCTTGATGACTGCTGAGGGTATGCAGGCATTGAAGAACAAGATGTCTGGTGGGATGGACATCTTTGCTGGAATCGACTGGGGAACTGGTGAGAACACGTACACCATCATTTCTCTTGGAACTTACATCAACGGAAGGTTCACGATCTTCTACCTTCACCGCTTCGAGGGTCAGGAGATGGAGCCTCCAGTACAGCTGGAGCTGATTGGAGAGCTCATCCGACGTTGGGACGTCAAACTCATCGGCGTCGACTACGGCGGTGGCTTTGATAGGAACGACGCCCTTGCCAGAATGTTCAGCAAGAATCGCATCATCAAGTACCAGTACTCGAACCCCGGTCAGAAAGTGAAGTGGGAAGAGAAGCTTCACCGATTTCTTGTTCACCGAACGGAAGTCATGACCGACATCTTCACTGCCATCAAACGGCGTGACTTCTTCCGATTCCCTCGTTGGGAGCAGTTCGAGGACCCCTTCGGGAAGGACTTGCTCAACATCTTCAGTGAGTACAATGAGCGGCTTCGTCAGATTCAGTACTCAAAGACGCCAGACGCAACGGACGACACATTTCACTCCATCTTGCTCTGCACCTTGGCTTCAATGCTCAAATACCCAAGACCAGAGATCCTCTCTCCCACTGCAAAGACATCTGGATTGGACTCTGAAGCCTAAAAAAAGAGTGCGCACGGTAAAGGAGGGAAACGTGCGCACTCTCCGAGGAACTGACTAAGCTCCTCTCGGGGAATTGTTACGGAGTCGTCGCCTTGGGGGCGGGAGCGAGGCGAACGACCTTCGCCTCCTTCTCGTTGTTGTACTTGATCCCGAGCGCTGGCCACTTGCGAGCGGCGGGAACCAGGAGCCTGATGCCCTGGTAGATGAGCCACACGCCACCGAGCGGGGCGAGAGCGATGCCCACGGTGATGAGGGCGTTCTTCGTCTTGACTGCGACCGACTTGGCTGTGTCGGCGAAGGTCGGCTCGTACTTCACACCGCGAAGCTTGTTGGCTCGGCGGAAGTCACCTTCCTCCTCGGCGTGGTCTGCGGCTTCCCTCACGAGCAGCTCGAACTGCTCCTTCGGGATCTCCCGCTTCTCGACCGGCTTCGGAGAGTCCGTGTCGATGACGTGCCCCTGAATCGGTGGGGCCGCCTGAGGCTGCTGCTGGTTCTGCTGTGCGTCCATGGTGTTGAGTTTCCCCTCTAGAAGAGAATGAACGCGGAACGATTCCGAGTTCAAAACTCTTATGCCGTGGGACTTGGCTTATTTGCTTTGAGCTTTTTGAAGAGCTTTTCCTTCTCGGTGTCCAGCGACTGAACAACCTCTTCTGCATTCAGTGGGGAGGAAACTTTCAACCACATGAAGATGCACTCTCTCATCTTCCTCCTCGCCTCATCCAACTTCTTATGCATCAGCTGAGCGTCGAGAGAGGACTCGAACTTCTCAATCGAAGCCACGCTCTGCATCATTGACATGCAGAGCTTGAAGAACGGAACGTATGGATTCAGACTTCCAAGATGCTTCTTCATTGACTCAAGAGCGGTCTCGTCGAGTCTCTCAAAGACGGAGACCCACTGCTCCATCTCAGGTGACGACCAAGTGCCTCGAACATTGGCATGCTCAGCCTCTCTCATGAGGAGTGCTGCTTCCTGAGCAGAGGGTCGGAGAGGGTCGGATTGAATGTCCAATCGCCTCCGTGCGATAAGCATGTCTTGCTCAAGCTTCTCAACTCTCCGCAACAACAAGAAGAAGTTCTTCCGATTGAACGGTGGGAGGTTTACGCCAGTCTCAGCAGCAAGCTGCTCGACGTCCTCCTTGAAAAGGACTACCTTCCCATCTTGGTTTGACTTTCGCAGGTAACCCTGTTTGATGTAGTTATGAATCGTGCGCTTTGAGCACCCGAGGCTGTTCGCAGCCTCTTGGAAAGAATAGAAAAGGCTTCCCACGTATCCTCCTGGATTTTACCCTAAAGTTCTCCACCACTTTGAGGAGCTTACCGCAATGGATGAGTTTACAGACTACCTCTTGAGCGGAAAGAATCACGCCAAGCTTTCGCCCGAGTCTCTTGAGATGATGGGCAAAGAAGCTGCAACCATGTTTCTGAGGGATGGCGTGTCATTGAATGACAGTATCTCAAAGCTCGCTGCTCAACACGACTATATCTCTCCAGAGCAGGTAAAGCGAGTCGTTGAGTTTGCCAACACCGCTGTCTACCTTGCGAAGCACGACCAGGATAAAACTGCTGGTTCTGACCACAGCTATCCTCAGTTTGACCTTGCTGACGCTGGAAGAGTGATTCAAGATTTGTCTGACGGTGCTCGCCCAACTGTGGTAACAAACACAGACGTCGACTACAACAGGCAAATCAAGAAAGTGAAGATCTCCTCAAAGGAGACGGAACAAGGCTTGGCCGATATGTTCAAGACGGCCAGCGCAGAAAAGGACTACAGCAAAGAAACAATCGTCCATGAGGTCATGTCTGCGAAAGAGACTCTTACGGCTCTTCAAGACAATCTGATGGATAGGTACAACCAGCATGAGTCCCTCTTCAAGGAGGCGGCGTCTGAGTTCTACGACGTGCTCAAGCGTCACATTCTTGATGGAGGCTCCTTCGGCGAGGCTTACGCTGCAACCGAGACAATCACTGGCGATGAGACCAAGAAGCTTTTGGAACCTATCGTCGGTCGTCTTATTCAGGAGAAGGTTGCTTCTGTCTCGCAGCTAAAGAAGCAGCTCGCCGAAGGGGAAAAGTTGGCTCACGGATTGGTTGACCCCTCTCACCCTCTCATCCAGTCGTACTCAGCGATGATCATGTCTGGTGAGGACCTCAGAACAACGATGACTGCCTTGAGTGAAGTGCAGTCTGAGCTCTCTGATGTGAACACCTTCATCAAGAACGCCTTTGCCCCTGCAGTGATGGCTGCAGGACGAGGTCTTCTTGCTGCAGGTTCGTCAATGCTCAGGTCGAAGACACTGGGTGGGTCACTCGCCAGAAACGCGATTGGTGAGATGAAGAGGAATCCAGTTTCCACTGTTGCAACAGCAGCATCCATGGTTCCCAAGAAGCAGCCAGCTCCAGTCCCTCCAACGAACTTTGGAGGCTAATCATGCTTCGGAGACTTCAGAAAGTTGCTGCGTTTTCTGCTGTTCTCAGGAAGACCGCAGGTATCCCGAAAGGACTTAGGGAGCTTGCGGCGAAGGCTGATTCGAACCTCGCGAACAAGACAGTCCCCTCCCAGGCTCAGCTTCATGCTGCAACGCGAGCAGCAGCTCAGAGGGTCGGAAGAGGTGCAGCAAAGGCCCAAGCCTCTGGAGATATCAGTAAGGCAACAGAGCTTCGAAATGCTGGTACTGGAGTGCGTGAAGTCTCACGCGACATGCTGCCCAAGCGTTCTCCAAAACCAACCACACCACCCCCATCAACTCCAGCAGCTCAAAAACCTGGCGTGTTGGGTCGGATCGCAAATCACTTCAAGAGCCAGGCAGGCAAGCACGGAGTTCTTCCCGTTGCTGGGTCTGTTATCGGTGGTGGGATGTTGATGTCTTCCGCCGCCAAAGCTCCTTCAAAGTATAGGCAGTTCCAGCAGGGCTTCCGCCCAGAGAATCACCAAATCTGATTTTTGGAGAATCAAATGACTCTTGAAGAACTCTTGAAGGAAGTCGAAGAATTTCAGCCAGAGATGATGGCGAAGACCGCACAAGTCATTGCGTTGAGTGACAAGCTTGCTCCCGAGTTTACGAAAGACATCTTTCGTGACTTTGAGGTCATTTTTGAGACCATCAAGGAGAAGACAGCAGAAGTCTCTCAGTCTACGATTCTAGATACGGCCAAGAGAGTGGGTGTACTCCTTGGATCGAGTGTAGCTGCTGGTGTTATGAGCTCAGCCGCAACTGATCTTTATGACGCCGCTCGGAGAGGTCTGACAAAGAGCCGAAACTTTAAGCGAATTATGGAAGCTAACCCGTCTCTAAAGAGAGAGTTGAATAAGAAAGATCTTACGATGGCTTTCAATGCTATCCATCGTTTTGCTCCCGATATGACCTCTGACCCTCTTGTTGGAGGCTCTCTGCTGAGGATCGTTGCTGAGCTTCCTGGTCAGAGTTACAAAACGATGCAGGACATCATCTCGACTCAGTCGAACATCAACAACGCGAAGTCGAAACACTTCCAGGAAGTGTCGAAGCTCGCTCCTCTCATGCTGAAGAGCGACGGTCCTCAGAACAGAGAAACTTTTGAAGACTTCAAGAAGAAGGAAGATTACCGGGCCAAGCTTCGTGCGGATTCAGAGGATCGAAAAGAGTACAAGAAGAACCAAGGGTCCTCATCGCCGTTCTAATTGGTGACCTCGATGGATAAGCAGATTCAGTTTCAAGGTCAGACTGAGATGGGGATCTTCTGCCAGTCTCTCTTCGGCTCCAGTGGGGCCTTTGAGAAGCAGGCAGGAGCTCCTCCATTTGCTGACTGGGAGACTGGAGACGCTCTGAGGAAGTACATCTCAAAGCTCACCAAAGAGGACAGAAAGAAGCACGTCTACGTCCTGGTGAATGCTTTGGGTGCTGGTGAGTACTTCGGCTCGAACATCAATGCAGACTTCTTTCCGTGGAATGCCCTGGCTCATGAAGGCAACGACTACGGCTACAAGACGTTTGAGACCTTTGCCCACGCTTATCAGCACCACAAGAACAAGGACCCAACCAGAGCATTCGGTGTTCCAGTTCTCTCTGTACTGAACCATCCGATGAAGAGAGTCGAACTGATTGTTCGACTTGATAGGGCGAAAGCAAAAGAAGAGCAGGCTGACGGCATCATCACCAGAATCGAAGGTGGTGAGTTCCCAGACGTGTCGATGGGGTGCAAGGTCCCATTCGACGTTTGCTCAATCTGTGGTCAGAAGTCGAAGACGCGTTTCGATTACTGTCAGCACATGATGCCTCCTCCGGAACTCCGGAGCGTCTATGGCCCAAACAAGATTCTCCCAGATGGCCGCAGAATCTACGTCATCAACACCCAGCCAAAGTTCTTCGACATCAGCTTCGTATTCATTGGAGCTGATAAAACTGCGAAGGTGATGGCGAAGGTGGCATCAAGGGGAGATGTGATTTGCCTTGGAGATGTCTGTGCGGTGCCTTCTCTTTCTACTCACGTCCAAGAGGTCACTGCAGGTAACTCTCCTTCTCTCGCTGGAATGTTCAAAGCCGCTTCAGCCACGTGTGCTTGTGGGTGTGGAAGCTGCGACCCATTCGAAAAGCTCGCAGAAGGCTTCTCAGTCAAAACAAGTGAGATTGTGAAGCAGGTCCCAGCGGGTCACTTCACTCAGAAGGTTCTCCCGGCTCTTGAGGCGTCTGAGCCTGATATCAAGTCAGAGACGCTTGATGAGATGGCAGAGAAGAGTCCTCTGAAGGAAATTGTTGGAAACTCCATGGGGCTTGGTATTGTTCTCAAGCCCCACGAGTTCCAGAGGATTGTCCTCATTAGAATGGGTGAAAGGGACTTTGCTGATGAGCTTGATTCAAGTAACGGTGTATTTAGACGAGTCGATGGTGTCAACTCAATGCTTGACGCGGACCCATCTGTTCATGGCTCACGACTCCTTGAGCTGCTCAAGCCCTACCTCAGTTCCCGTTCCGGATTCGGCGAACCTCTCAAGCACCGTTCCATTAAGGTCTCGGTAGAAAAAATCCCTCTTCCCACCCGTAAACCAATCGAACATCCTCTCTTGGACAAAGTCAGTGCTGCCTATAACGGTTATAGGCAAAACATCATGACGAAGATTTCAAAGGTTGAGGCAGTGGTTCAGAGCGACCCCAGATTGAGAGAGCAGGTTTACGGAGTGCGCCTGTCGAGTCTGTTTGACAAGACAGCCACTACCGCTTCAATCCTATCTCCCGATTCAGTGACGTACTTGCAGGGCGCATACACTGAGAGGTAACCTCAACGAAGTAAACGGTGCAGACAATTGAATGTCTGATTTCACAGCCTAGAGGCAGAAGCCTCAAAGACGGCCAACCCAAAATCGCAATACCCACGGAGAAGAAAACAAATGGATCCACGTCTCGCAGAAATCTACGGAACGAACTCGGAAGAGCAGACCCAGGACACTGAGAAGGTGGCCGCTGCTCAACTCGCTGAGAAGCTCGCTGGTGACGAGTCCCTCAACCTCGAAGGCATGTCTGAGGACCAGATCGAGGCCCTCGCTCAGGAAGTTCTCGCTCAGGGTGCTGACGAGCAGACTCAGGCAGCTGAGGAGACCGAAGAGGCTGAGGCAACGGAGGAGACTGAGGAGAAGCAGGCCTCTGAGAAGCTCGCCGAAGCTGACTACCTCGGCCGCGTGATGGCTCACTCGTATGTTCAGGAGCTCAGGAACATCGAGAAGGAGGCAGGAGTGAAGGAGACTGCTGGAAAGGTCATGGGCCACCTCAAGCGTCACAAGGAGGATGTGAAGGGAGGATTCAAGGACCTCGCGTACATGGCCAAGAGCCCTCGTCAGGCTGCTTCTGCCCTCAAGGATAGCGTCAAGACCCACGGAGTGAAGAGGACTATCAAGGAAAACAAGAATTCCGTGAAGGCTCTGGGCGTTGCTGGTGCTGGGGCCGTTGGTACTGGAGCTGCGGCCAAGAAGTACAAGGACAAGAAGTCGAGCGCGGTTTCCGCTCTTGACACGCTCGCGGCTCAGCGTGCTCTTGAGATCCTTGCTGAGAATGGCATCGACTACAACGAGGAGGCAGAGGTCGAAGAGAAGACCGCTTCGAATCCTGCTGACGCTCTTGCTGCTGCTGTTGAGGCCCGTGCAATGGAGCTTCTCCAGGCAGAAGGCTATGAGTTCGAGTCGGAAGAGGCTGAAGCCGAGTAATCGTTTCTTCGTGGGGGAGGGATTACTCTCCCCCACGATTCATTCGGAGAGTCTGTGAATTCCATCAACATCCCCAAGCTCAGTTTGGAAATGTTGATGGGGTTCTCAGATGAGCTCCAAAAGATTGGAATGGCTGCAGTTAAGCCAGCGACTGTTGGGGAAGTGACGAAAGTAGTTTCTCGCAAGGGAACGGCACTGTCGACAAAACAACCAAATTACAGCAAAGTCCACAAGGATCCGACCCAACCGGCAACCTCGACGGACCTCGCTGAGAGTTCGAAAGTAATCCAACCACCCCCTGTCGCATTCCCGAGGGGAGATTTGTAGGAGACCATGATGCACTCAAAGCTTGCAGGTCAAGTCTCTCTGCACGAAATGATTTCGAGCGTGATTTCTGGCGCTCAGGTCAAAATCGCGTCAGAGGGTGAAGAGAAGAAGGACGAGAAGAAGGCACTTCCTTTCATGAAGAAGAAGGAAGAGAAGAAGGACGACGACAAGGAGAAGAAGTCGTCTGCCGACTTTGATGACGTCGAGAAGCTTGCTTCCGCTCTTGAGGAGGTTGGAGAGAAGATTGCCTCCGACGCATCTTACCTCGGGACCGAGAAGAAGCAGGGTGGAGAGACCCTTCCGACCATGAAGATGGTCTCAGGTACTCAGCCCTATAAGCACGACAAGTCGAAGTCTCACAACGTGCCAATGCACACCCCGGAGCAGAAGGCCGAGGTTGGTGCTTCGACTCAAGTCCAGAACGACCACGCCAAGGCACCAGGTGGGGCCGCCTATCCAAAGAAGGGCGTCCTCAAGACAGCCGCTGAAGGTGTGATGGCCAAGATTCAGGCTCTAAAGAAGAAGGACGAAGACAAGAAGGAAGAGCCTAAGAAGGAAGAGAAGAAGGAAGAGGGAGACGAGAAGAAGGAGAAGAAGTCTGCCGCTCTTGAATTCATTCTCGGCAAGATGGCCGAGGCCAAGGGTGGTGGTGAGGTCCTCACCGACGATAAGGTGAAGACTGCTCCTCCCTCTGACTCAAAGGGCGGAAACAACGTTCGCTCTCCTCTTGAGTCGAGCAAGGCTGCTATCAACATGAAGAAGGTTGATGGAAAGGGCCCACAGAAGAAGATGCTTTCTGAGGTCCTGACTGAGCCTGCGTACTCAAAGGCAAACGACTCGAAGGTTCATGAGAATCTGCGTAACGCCTCCAAGGGTGGCGTGAAGATCGCAGCGGCAAAGGCACTCCTTCAGAAGATTGCCGAGGATGAAAAGGATCCTCGTCATGAGCAACTGAAGAAGGCGCTTGAGAAGAAGAAGTTGGAGAAGAAGAGCATGGGCGGCGCTCCGGCAATGGGTGCTGGAATGACGCCTCCGAAGCCAATGGGCATGATGTAAGAGGAAAGGAGCCAACAATCATGGATAAGCTCAGCAACGTTCAAGTCGGTCAAATGATGAAGCTGGCTGCCGGTTCGCTCCGTTCTCTTGCAGAAGAGAACCAGCAACTGAAGGAGAAGGTGGCAGCCTTCGAACACAGGGAGCGCGTGGAGAAGATTGCTTCTCAGATGGAAGAGAAGAGTCTGAACCCCGAACTCTCCTACGAAGAGAAGGTTGCTTCGCTCATGCGCAAGGACAACCTTGATGCAGTTGAGGAAGCAATCGGCATGTCCGCCCCTCAGACCAAGCTCGCTTCAATCGCGGACTCTGGTTCAGTTGTTGTTGAAGGTTCTGGAAGTGCTGCAGAAGATGTCTTCGCAGCCTCCCTCGCTGGAATCGACTAACGCTCTCAAGACCAACAAACACACCCTAACGGAGAAACAACAAAATGCCCGCACCACTGTTTGAACTCATCACGGAGCTCCAGACTCTTCACCGCCGCGATTTCCCAGTTGCGGACGAGACGATGCTTGCTCCTCTCACGGTTCGTCCACTCGTTGAAGGTGAGTGGCTTGAGCTCAACTCGTCCTACCAGCTTGCTCGTGGTGGTGATAACAACTCAGGAACGGCAGACGAAGCAACTCAGTACAACGTCTTCCCTGTTCACACTGAGAAGGGTCGCTACGATGTTCAGGCAATCAAGAAGGTGAACGTCCTGATGTTCGGCACGTATGAGGCCGAAACTCAGATCGTGAACACGACCTCGCTCGTTATTGGTTCGGCCCTTACCGTTCAAGACATCACCATTGGCGGCATCGTGCGCCGTGGTCTTGCTCTCACTGGTGCGACTGCAAACCGCATCATTGTTGGCTACGTGTCGAAGATTACGGGAAGCAAGGTTCGCTTCGTCCACATGGCCAACGTCAAGGTCTAATCCACTAACTGAATTGAACGGAGAAAAACACATGAGTGCCGTCCCAGCCAAAGTCCTGAATGACCTTTTCTTCGAGAAGGTCGCAACCACCGAAGGCAAGGAGAAGATTGCCGAGTTCGGTGGAACGTACATCCGAGACCGTCTGCGTGAAGTCTCGTTTGCACGCAAGATTCTCCCCCCTCAGCCTGTCCAGAGGACGGAGTGCCAGCGTTCAGTGAACCACGACACCCTGGTCAAGATCATCGACATCGAGCCCAACTCGAAGGCCGTTGCTCTCACCTTCCGTGGTCAGCCAACTGCCCGCTTCATCCGTGCTCCTCGTTTTGAGATCCCGTTCTTCACGATCGGGTCGGAGAAGTTCGAGAAGACGGAGCAGGAACTGCTCGCCTACGAGATGCCCATCACCAAGATCATCGAAGAGAACTCGGTGAAGGACATCCAGGAGATCGAGGACCGTCAGTTCCTCGTCTTCATCGAGGCTGCTGTCCAGGCCTACCAGCTCGACGCCAACGGCAACGTGGCCACTGCTTTCAACGTGACCAACGTCAACGCCAGCTCGGTTGTCGGTGCGTCGGTTGTGAAGGGCGAAGGCACGCTGTCCGCTGGTGCCAACGATTTCACCATCTACCCAATCCTCAAGCCGGACTTCGTGAAGCTCAAGAAGCTCCTGCACCGTCGCCGTCTGCGTGCAAACCAGATGGTCATGACCGAGCCAGACTACGATGATCTCACGAACTGGACCATCCAGGACGTGGGTATGACCATCGCTGGTGAGACGGCCACTGAAGGTTGGAAGGCCAACACGGTTGTCGGTCTGAAGATCATCCGCACCATCAAGACGGACCTCCTCCGCGAAGGTAACGTCTACTGCTTCACCGCTCCTGAGTTCATGGGCCGCTTCTACGTCCTGAACCAGACCAAGTTCTACATCGACAAGATCGCGAACTTGATCACCTGGCAGTCGTGGGAAGACATCGCCATCGGTATCGGAAACATCGCCTCCATCGTCAAGCTGGAGCTCTTCGGTGGTTCCGTGACCCCTGGTGCAACTGACTCGGGCTTCGCCAACCTTCTCCCGAAGGATGAGTCGAGCCTCTTCACTGTGAACAACCGTGCTGATGACGGTCTCACGGTCCCAGCGGTCGACCAGTTCTAATTCGTAGACACCTGTCCTAAACTAGGGGAGGAGGAGAGATCTCCTCCTCCCCTTTTTTCTTACCAGGAGACTCGCAATGTCACTTCAAAAAATTGCCGCAGAGTACGGATACAGTGTTGACGAGATTGAAGAACTCGCTCAAGAGTTTCTAGATCTTGAGAAAAATGCAGAGTCAGAGCAAGAACGTGCCCACAAATGGGGTAAGAGGGGTGCTATCGCAAATGCTGGAGTGGGTACTGCGATGCGAGCTGCCATTCTCGCTCACCCAAAAACACGTCGTATCGCACTCAAAGCGTCTGGAAGCCCGAAATCACTGGCCGCAAGAGTCGCTGTCGGAACTGCCGGTGACGCTCTCGTTGGGTATGGCGGAGGACGCCTGACACACCGTATCGTAAAGGGCCCAGCACGGCCTGACACAGAGGCGAAGTAACTCAATTTGGAGTCTTATGCACTACGAAATCCATCGCGGATTGAAGTCTGGTCAGTCGCTGAACACAGCTCAAAGGACCTCTTCTTTGTTTGCAGAAGAGCCAGTTGTTCTCGGAAAGGTCTTTCGACGTGGGTATCCTCCAATCGTTCTCACGGAGACACAGTTCGAATTGAACAAGACGCATCTCACCCGCCTTGAAAAAGCTGGTGCCATCGTCATCAAGAAACACGGAGTACAAGAAACTGTTCAGCCGTCAGTTCCACTCCAGGACCCTCCACCTCCCCCACCTCCGGAGAACCCGCCTGCTGAGCCTCCAGCCCCGGAGCCAATCAAGGTGGAGGAAGTTGCTCAGGAAGTAGCACCTGCTCCAGAAGCAGCCAAGAAAGTCGTTGCAGAGGTTGCTCCTGAGGAAGTTGTCGACGCTCCGAAGTCGAAGAAAGGAAAGAACAAGTGAGAGTATTCAATCTCACAGACCAAACGCTCGTGTACGGAGGGAGGTCTATTGCTCCGTACGGTTCCGAAGAGGTTGCGATCGACTTCATTCCGAATCGAGATTTGGCTCTGCAAAAAGCCGGTGTTCTCTCTTTCGGTTCTCTTCCAAAGGGCTGGTCAAAGCCGGAACCAAAGCCAGACCCAGTTCGACCTGTCGAGACCCCAAAGGCCGCCCCGATCGAGGTACCCCTTCTGATTGAGGAACCGGCTCCCCAAGAGAAGTTGGACAACTCGTTCAAAAAGAAGAAGTGAGGATTCAGTCATGAAGAGAGTTGGAATTGCCAGTTCGATTCTTTTGGTCATTGGGTTTGCCGCTCTTGCTGGCAATCCAACTCCTTCTCCTCCGCCTGATGCTTCGGAGTCTCGGAGAGGTCTCGTCAATACAGGTTCTCAGACTCTTGGAGGTCTGAAGACGTTTGTTGATGGTGGTATCATTGCAACACTTCGAACAGGGACAACCTTCGAGGGAACCGTCATCTTGACCGGTTTCTCTGATGGGGGTTCTCCTTACGCTATCCAGAATTCTACGAACTCTGAGACAGTGTCTAATCTCACTTTGTATGTGAACCCAGATGGAGGGAATGACAGTAACTCCTGCATTCAGTCGAATCTTCCATGCGCCTCTACCATGGGGGCACTCTCTAAGGTTCCAAAAGTTATCAAACACCCTGTCAACATTGAGCACAGTGCTGGAGTTATCTCTCAACCCGGTGTGTTGATTGAGAATTTTGAATTTTATGTTTCTGGTTATTTGGTGATTCGAGGCGCAGGATATGTTCCAGCAACTCTTGGCGCTGGTCCTGTCTCTGGCTCAGATGCAACCTGGGTGACTGGAACGAACATTTGGCAGAATTCAGTATCTGTCGTCAGTGGCGGTTGGGCGACGGATGCCCTTAAAGGACTCTTCGTATGTGCCACTGCACAGGACGCGACCGCGTGTGTGAATGGAGCCCGTTCCTGTAATTGTAGGCCAATCGTATCAAACACCAGCACTACGATTACTTACATCGGAGGGATGCCAGTT